TATGTAACCCCAGTGCCTGAAGTACAAACATTATAAATATGGTAGATAACATAGACAAATCTTTAGACTTAGGTGGTAAGCCTGAATTAGAAATTTTAAAATCAGAAACTGAAGTTGAGATTGATGGTCAGCCTATTCCTACACCTGAGGGAGTGGACATAGAGATTGATGAACAAGGTGGTGCAATATTAGATTTTGATCCGATGAAAACATTACCTGATGAAGTTGAGTTTTATTCAAACTTAGCTGAAGTTATGGATGAGCAAGAGTGTAATAGACTTGCTGATGAATTACTTGCAGAATTAGAAAACGATAAGTCCTCACGAAAAGATTGGGAAGACTCTTACATGAAGGGCTTAGATTTATTAGGTACAAAGTATGATGAAAGAACTAGACCATTTCAAGGAGCTAGTGGTGTTACTCATCCTTTGTTAGCTGAGAGTGCAACACAGTTTCAAGCCACAGCTTACAAAGAATTATTACCTTCCAGTGGTCCTGTAAGAACAGTTATTATGGGACAGGAGACACCTGAAAAATATTCTCAAGCTCAAAGAGTTGAGGAGTTTATGAATTATCAAATAACAAACACAATGGAGGACTACACTCCTGAGTTTGATCAAATGTTATTTTATTTACCTTTAGCAGGCTCTACATTTAAAAAAGTTTATTATGATGAGTTGATGGACAGAGCTGTATCAAAGTTTGTTCCAGCAGAGGATTTAGTTGTCAACTATATGGCAAGTGACTTAGACTCTTGTGAAAGAATAACTCAGATAATTAACATGAGTTATAATGATTTTAGAAAAAAACAAGTTTCAGGTTTTTATAAAGACATAGACATAATGCCATCTGAAACTGAACCAACAGAGGTTCAAAAAAAATATGATGAGATAGAAGGCTTAAAGGCTTCTTACATGGATAAGTCGGTTAGGCTTTATGAGTTTCATGTGTCCTTAGATTTAGTGGGTTTTGAGGATCAGGGAATGGATGGTGAGCCCACAGGAATAAAAATTCCTTACATTGTAACTATTGAAGACAGCTCAGGTAAAGTTGTGGGTATCAGAAGAAACTATGACAAAGGTGATGAAAAAAAATTAAAGAAAAAATATTTTGTTCATTATAAATTTTTACCGGGTTTAGGTTTTTATGGACTTGGTTTAATACATTTAATCGGTTCTTTATCAAGAACAGCGACACAACTTTTACGACAATTAATAGACGCAGGTACTTTAGCTAATTTACCCGCAGGATTTAAATCAAGAGGCATTAGAATTAGAGATGATGCTGAGCCTCTACAACCAGGAGAATTTAGAGACATAGATGCACCTAATGGTGATCTAAGAAACGCTCTTTTACCTTTACCTTACAAAGAACCCTCTCAAACACTTTACAGTCTACTAGGATTTGTTGTTCAATCAGGACAAAGATTTGCGGCTATAACTGATTTACAGGTCGGTGATGCAAATCAAAATGCACCTGTCGGAACAACAATGGCATTATTAGAGAGGGGCTCTAAAGTCATGTCAGGAATACACAAACGATGTCACTATTCTCAGAAAAAAGAATTTAAATTATTGTTTGATGTTTTTCGTGATTACTTACCTGAGACTTATCCTTATTCAGTAGAGGGTGCTGATAGGACAGTTAAAGCAGAGGACTTTAGTGATCGTGTGGATGTTTTACCTGTTTCAGATCCT